TTGGGTTCGTTCTCTGATGAACAGACCAAGAGGTATGATAATATTGTACTCATTGTTCGATCTTTCATCTTCCTTACTTATCTTATCACTAATTGTTTTATTATCGCAGGAGTAATCCGACACTGGAATTAACATGGCACTATCACAACAAGTAGAATACTCTCTCAGAGAGGCACAAGAAGCACTGAGAAATGCACTAGCATACTCAGCACGTACAGAGAAACCATATATCTCTAAGCATATCGCAGACTATCTTGCTAACATTGATAGCTTGATAAGCGTTACTGAACTGCTAGAGGAGACAGAAAAAATATTCGATAAAACAGAGGGTTGACACCCTCTTTTTTTATGCTATACTATATCTGTTGACTGATCATCAACAAGAGAGTGACCGAATAACCCTGTTGGAAATAGGCGGGGTAAGGTATTGAGTTAGGTGTGGTGACCGCTAGTCCACGGAGGCTAGAACCCCGACCAAGGGAACTCAAGTTGTTATGTACTATTACTTGCTTTAGCAATTCCCATAGCATGAGGGTAAGAAGTATTCCCTCCTCTCACCTTAAATTTTCATTAAGACTATGCAACTTTATGTTGAGGAACCATAAAGACAACATAAAGAAAACAGCATATGTCAGGATATCGTGATAATATAGTTAGGTAGACTTCAAAAAAGGTACATGAGTGGAGATTGTAGACAACAACCATTAAAGTTTTATTCAGATCACATTTCAGAAGCAAAACGAATTCTTCTAGAGAAGTATTCTGATGGTACGTATCTAATTGAGCAGAATAATATGCTGTACCAATGTCGATGGAGAACAGGAAGTGTGATGCAGGAATAAATAGAGGGTAACAACCCTCTTTTTTAATGGCTAATAAGGGTAACCAATTTGAATGGGCAGCAATGCACTATGGTCTTGGACCTGTTGTAGGTAAGGAGACTGCTTTAGATTCCAAACAGTTAACTACTTGGAATGAATCTGTGCGTCAAATGCAGAGCATACCACAGGAGATTAAGACTGTTGCTCAGAATGTTATCCAAGGTTTAACACCAGCAAACCTCAGTACAGCACAGTCATTTCATAAATCATTTAAGAAGTTGAGTGGTGGTACGGAACCAAAGACTGATATTATTTTTCTTAAGGGTGGTACTAAGTACCGATGTAGTATGAAATGGGGTGATTCATTTCAATTGACTAGTGCTGGTATCGATAAGAGTGTTTCATTTTTTGAACAGGTCTTGAGAAAGACAGCATCAAAGTATGGTACAAAGACAGATACAGAAACCTTGGGGTTCCTTCAGGCAGTTATAGAACAGATCAATAACAAGTTTGAGAATAATACTGGTACCATCACTGCTGCTGAGGCAGATCGTTTAATGTCTGATGTAACCAAGGCAGGTGGACTTAACTATGAACTGCAATCTATCTTAGGAACCAGAAAGAACCCACAGGTAGGTGGGATCTATGAGAAATTTAAGTATGAACTGACTAAAGAATGCTTGACAGGTGAAATTCAGTTTGGATCTGGTGATGATAAGTGTGCCACACATATGTTTACTGAGTCTGGTGTCAAGCCAATAGATGACTCTGTTATACGACAGGTGATGTCAGTAGCGGGTGTACGTATTTCAAAGAAAGGACGTGGAAAAGCAGCAGGAGGTCTCCGCATGAATCAGATTACCATTCGGTACGAAGTGTGATATAATAAGAGCATGGCAAAGAACACTCACCTAGAACACCTCGAAGATGACATCTTCAACAACGGATACGCTGGAGCAAATAATGCTATAGGGTTTCTGGAATCACTTCGGGATATGTTAACCACTGGACATGGTGGTAACGACGTTAAGGTCACTACTAAATGGGATGGTGCTCCTGCTATAGTATGTGGTCGTCTTGAAGGAAGATTTTTCGTAGGCACCAAGTCTGTATTTAATAAGACTCAACCAAAGATATGTTTTGATGAAGAGTTTATTGATCTTCATTATCCTGGTGGTCTTAATAGCATTTTAAAGACATGTCTTAGAGAGTTATCAGCACTACCTATTGAAGGTGTGCTCCAAGGAGATCTTTTATATACTAAGAAACCACCCAAGGTTACTATGTGTGGTATAGCATGTTATAAGTTCAAACCTAATACAATTACATATTGTATAGAAGCAGCCACAGAACTTGGAAGCAAGGTTGCTGCTAGTGATATTGGTATAGTATTTCACACAGCATATGATGGCATTCAAGGTAATGCATCCTTCGGTGTTGATGTGTCATCTCTACAGGGAGTACCAAAGATTGCAGTATTCTCTGCTGAATTTACTAACGTCAGTGGTAGAGCAAACCTCACCACTATGGAGAAGACAAAGTTCAATACAAATATAAGTAAGGCTAAAAGAGAATTGAAGATTGGTCAGAACTTTTTAAATCTTATTGGTGGTGGTAAGAAAACCTTTGAATTTGCTGCTCTCTTTAAGCAATACTTCAACACTTTAATTAGAGGAGGTAGTATTCCTTCTAGTTCACAAACTCTATTGAAAGGATTTGTATCCTTCATCACGACTAAATATGATGCGGAGATAGCTAAAAAGAAAACTGAAAAAGCACAAGCTGAGTGGCAGGGTAGAAAAACACAGGCAGTTGATTACCTAAATACTAACAAGACTGTGATTTATTCCGCACTTTCAGGTTATAATGCGTTAAGAACTGCCAAGATGCAGATCATTAAACGACTTAATAAAATCGAAGGTGTTGGTACATTTATAGAAGATGCGGAAGGCTATCGTGTTACAGCACCCGAAGGGTTTGTAGCAATTAAAGATGGCAGTGCTCTTAAACTAGTCGATAGACTAGAATTTTCCAAGGCAAACTTTACTGTAGCGAAAGATTGGAGTTAATGAAGTTCATTCAATTCTTAAAAGAAGCAACCGATGCAGCAGATAAGAAGAAGGTAAAACCTTCTACTACTGGGCAGAAGAAACCTGCTTCGAAGTCTCAAGCACCAGAGGATAAACATGTTGCGATTACTTTTGGTAGGTTTAATCCCCCTCATGCTGGTCACGGCAAACTACTCGACGCTGTTAAAGCACATGGTGGAGACTCAGGTAATTATCGAATCTATCCTAGCAGATCACAGGATCATAAAAAGAATCCCCTTTCGGCACATGACAAAGTAGGTCATATGCGTAAGATGTTTAAAGGACATAAGGACGCAATACAAAATAATGAATCACAGAGAAATGTATTTGATATACTACGTGATTTGAATGATGAAGGTCATGAGCATGTGACTATGGTTGTGGGAGATGATAGGGTTAAAGAGTTTGAGAAGTTGTTAGGCAAATATAATGGATTACATTATGATTTCAAGAGTATTAATATCAAATCTGCTGGTGCTCGTAACCCAGACAGTGATGATCCAATAGAAAAACTATCTGCATCACAACAGAGAAAGCATGCTGCTTCTGATGACCATGATAATTTCCATCTTGGTTCTGGAAGTATGAGTAAGAAGGATAGTGCAGCATTGATGGCAGCAGTTAAGGCAGGGATGACTCCACCTGCGAAAGCGAAGAAGGGTAAGAAGAAAGGAGAGTCAGTACATGAGATGAAACTATGGGAGTATGCTCCTAAGTTAGATTTCGCAGAGTTTAGAGAGCACTATGTTCTTAATGAGATCTTCCAGATAGGAACGATGGTAGAACAAATGCACACAGGTGTACGAGGAACCATTGTACATCGTGGTCCTAACTATGCTGTATTTAAAGACGACCAGTTCGGTGATGAATTCCGATGTTGGTTACAGGATATCCATGAGGTATCAGATGATTTAAGTGATCAATCTAACCATTCTGCTGACGATGGTAGTGGAAATGATTGGAAGGTTGGAACAGATAAGTATAGAGAAGCACTCCAATCTATGACACCTGGACAGGCAGTTAAAAAGTTTTCAGAGTTTCAAAAGAACATAAATATTAAAAGACCGACCACGAAAGTGTAATTCATGACGAAAGATATTCGAGTTGCAGCAGCCCTTATGGGGTATAACTTTGCTGATCAACAGACAATTCTCCGTCATATCAAAGAGGGTAACCCACCAGAGGGTAACCGTCTTAAGAAAGGATATGATGAGGCAAAACCTATACTCGATGAAGGGTATGGTGGATTTCCTGTCGAAAGAAATACTATCGACAAGAACAAATCACAAGATCGTAACGTAGGTCGTGTTATTCAAACAGGTGGTACTCAAGTACTAGTCACAGGTCGTAAGGCTGATGGACGTTACACTGTTGTGAATAAAGATGGTACTAAGACTGCTAAGGATCCACAAGATCTTAACCTAGTAGTTAAGGATCATTTTGATCTCGATGCTTATTTTGATTGGGACTCTGAGGAATTGGATGAACTATCATTTGAAGAATTAGAAGAGATCGCAGAGGAAGTTCTGGCAGAGATCGATGAAGAAGGTCTATTGGCAGAAGCCCTAGAAGCAATTGATGGTATATGTCTCCTTAATGAGGCAACCTCAAGGCATTCAGCATTTCCTAATGTTGCAGTGCAGAAACCTAAGAATGTAGACCTTGGTAAGGACAAAGGTGCAGAGGCACGTAAGAGATTACAGTCTAAACCTGCTCCAAAACCACAGGTATCTCGTAAAGAGAAAGTGAAAGCTGCAGTTAAGTCTGCTGCTGCTACCGCAGGTCGTGCTGTAGGTAGTGCTGCTGGTAAAGCAGTAAATACTGGAGAGAAAGTTGGTAAGGCAGTCAAGTCTGGTGCTAGTAAAGCTGGCGGTGCTGTCAAAAAAGTTGCACGTGGTGCAGGTGAAGTAGCAGGTAGTGCTGCTGGTGGTTTTGCTGCTGGTTACGCTGCTGCTCGTAAGAAAACTGGAGGAACAGAAAAGTCTTCTGGTTCATCGTCAACTACTTCAGGTAAACCCACTGGTGCTTCCGTTGTATCTAACAAAGGAGTCGCCACTAAAAAAGACAACAAGCCTGGTCTAAGAGACAAGATTAAATCTGGTCTTAAGAAAGCAGTAGGTGGTGCGGCTCGCTCTATAAGTAGAGGTGCACGAGGTGTTGCCCGTAAGTTAGGCGAAACACATAACTGGAGGGAACATGTCGGATCCTAAATCTGCTAACGGTGGTAAACGCATAAATAAATCACTGAAAAAAGGCACATCTGTTGTTATTAATCCTAAAAAGGAAGAACTCATGCAAGAAAAACTAGATCCCGTAGGTCAAGAGGATTCTGATATTGACAACGACGGGAAAAAGAATGACAAGAATGATAAATATCTTCGCAACAGACGTAAAGTACGTGGTAAAGTAATCAAGATGCGTGAAGAAGCACTTGCAGAACTACGTAAGAAGTCTAAAAAGAAAGCTGAACCAGCATGTGAAGAGGTTGAATCTGTAGAAGAAGAAGTAGTTGCAGAAGAAGTAAAGCCTTCTAGCAATGAAGAACTACAGAAGGCACAGGCAGAACTCAGAGAAAATTTGAAGCTTCGTATGATGCGTCAGATGACTGAGGATCATGACCGTAAATATCGTGGTATCTTTGTTGAGGAGTAGGTCATGAACCTAGTAGACTTCAGAGAAGATTACGATGACCATGAGCGTAGTGAAAAGTATAAAAGGTATGCTCGTGAGAAGGAAGAGCACAAGCGTAATAAGGTAGAGAAGAAGTATGGTAAGAAGTCTAAAACATATAAGGACTTCATTAGTGGTAAAGGTGTAAAGTCCACAACTAGAACACAGAAAGGTGTACGTGCTGTACATCAGGGAAGATGGGGTTATATGAAGGATAGAAAATTTACACCAGATAAGTGAGATATATAGATCAGGTTTCAATATATAACCATGATCAATTTCTTAATGCCTATAGCGATCAGTATCATCAACAAAGCAGTTGATAAGATACCTGAAGATCTAGACTCAGTAATCAAAGACTTCTTAATTAAATTACTTAAGAAAGCAGCCGCCAAGACTGAGAATAAAGTCGATGACGAGCTGGTTGCTGCTGTCGCAAAAGCATTACTAGAGTCCTGATTTTATAAATAAATCATAGGAATACTAACAAACTGTCCAAGAGGAGATTACAATGTCTGTCGTAGGAAAAATTGACTCTGCTGCATTCAGCAATTCGATTGGTGTCACAAATGGTGATGCAACCGTATCAAAGAACGCAGGAGATACCGTAGTTGTAGGTGATGTGCTTGACATCAGTGGCGTAAGCTACATTGTCAAACAAGTAACCAGTACCACTGCAATAGAACTGCATAAGAATTATGCAGGATCAACCGCAACTGTATCTGCAGGATCAGTGCTACGAAGAACTCCACCTAAAGCAGTTGCAGAGTATGTAATTGTCGGTGGCGATAGTAATTCCTATGATTTAGTATTTGTAGACACAACTGAGGACAGCATTGCGTCTAACAAAACACGTGGTATTTCTGGACCTGGTTGGTGGCAGTACCGTACATATGTAACACATAACGGTGACACCAAGCATAAAGCAGAATGCCTTGTTCCTCTTAAGGTTGCTGCTGGTACTTCTGGAGACTTTGGTGACGACACCATCGCTGCTGACGTACTTGAGACAATTACTGTTGGTACACAACCTGCTAACTCCACCTCATCTTCTGGTGCTGGAACATTCGTTGCTGCATTTACAGTCGATCAGTCTGGTACTAAGCAGTACAA